GCACAGAAACCAATTTATAAACTGTATCGGGCTGTGTAGCAAATACTACGTTGGCTCCGGCTCTAGGTATACCAGTTAATCTCTTAACTCCCATAAATTTTCCGCTTTGGAAATTATCTGCATAACCGTCTCCACTATCTTCCTCAACAAATGCAGAATCAAAACCAATACCTCTATCTATGAAACTTGCGTTAGCACAGACACCGTTACCAATTCTAACCGACGTAGGTGCTTCATATAGATTGTTAGGATCTGTTATAGTTATTGTTGGAGCTGAACTATAAGCTGATCCTGGATCTTCTATTCTAATAGCAAAAATCTTACTATCGGAAACAAATGCTCTAGCTTTTGCCGTAGCACCTATTACTGCACTAGAAGCTGCTGTTGTGCTTGCTGAAGGTATAATAGCCCAAATACCTGATTGGTTAGGATTGCCTTGAACCGCTACTAATGCTCCAGTTCCAGATGATCGAGTAATCGCTCGTGTAGTCCAGTTAATACCGTCTTCTGAGCTTACCATATTGTTGGCCGTTGAATTTGTCGCAACAAATATTCCGTGTCCGTAACGAACATTAGTTACTGTTTGATTCAACCAACCAGCAACACCGGTATTTGACCAGGTAACTCCCTTATCTACTGAGTAGGCTGGGTTTACTGCACCGCTCGAACTTACAGCAACAAATTTATTTTTACCATAGACAACACTAATCCAAGTTGAACTTGCGGGTAATGCGCCGCCTGTGGTCCAGGTAACTCCGCCATCTTCTGAATAAGCTGTAGTTGTTGCACCTGTAGAAACTGCTACCCACACGCCCTGACCATAACTAACGCTAGACCAAGTTCCTGCAGGCAAGGCTCCGCCGGCTATCCAACTTACGCCGCCATTTGTAGAATAGGCAGTTGCACCACCTGTACCAATAACTACCCAACGCCCGTTTCCACTATAACGACCGTAGGCCACTTCAACAGCGGTTCCGCTTATTCCGCCAGGTAGAGGGCCGCCTGCTGTCCAAGATGTGCCGCCGTTTGTTGAATACGCATTTACTGTAGTACTTGACGAGACTGCTACCAAATGATTAGCAACAGGTGTTGCTGTACCTGTACCGGATCCGGCACCAGAAGCTACAAAATGTGTGCCAACTAAATTTGCATTAGCACCAATACTTGTGAATACTGTGTTGCCCAACGATGTAATAACGTACGATCTGCCGGTGACAAATGCTCCAGCAGTTTCTAATACCGTTAATTTTCCAGCAGCTACCGAAACCCAGTTTGATGTACTAGGCAACGATAATAAGTTTTCAGTCCAAGAAGTACCGTTGATAGAAGTATTTGTAGTTCGTGAACCACTTGATACCGCAGCAAATCGGCCGCCTGCACCTACACCGCTAAATTCAATAGCCTGAATGGCACCTGTAGATGAATTAACCGCAGTAATAGTGATTGTAATATCATTTGTGGTACTAGCACCCCCTAGGCTTGTTCCTGCAAGAGTAACAGTATCTAATCTGTCATATCCTGTGCCTGCTGCAACAATGTCTAAAGCACTATATTTTGTTCCTTTTCGAACTACAGTAAATGTAGCACCGGTTCCACTACCGCTAGTTGTACTCGATATAGGAGTATATACTGCAAAAGTTGGAGCATAAGTTGCATCAGTATACGTTTGAGCTGTTGCCAATGTTCTAGATGTGGAACTATATGTAGGCGCAGTAAATGAAACTCTTGGTTCAACAATATAAGTTGAGCTAGCATCTGGCGCTACAATTGCAGTTCCTGGCACCAAATGATCCCAGCCAGCACCACCTGTGCTTTCTTTTGTTACTGCTGCTACCTTTGTACCAGCAGTAAAAGATGATACAATACCAACTTGGCCTGTAGCAGCGCCGGATGTAACAATTACTTTCATTCCTACATATGCACCAGTAATTTCGTCGTCAACTGCTGCAAGAGTAATAGAAGTAGTAGTACCGCCTTGAGCAGTATTTGAATTTGTAATGTAACCAAAACCGCCATAATTTCCATCAGTTTCAGGTGCTGTTGTACTATCGTCAACATTGTCTAACAAGCGGACTTGAAATACAGCACCGTCACGGAAATCGTCTTGCTCAACTTCTGCTCCACTGCCACCGCCTGCGATAGTCCATGAAGATTCAGTATAATCTAGACCGGCATTATCGAATTCAAATTGCCATATTTTATCAATACCGTCAGTAATAACTGAACCAACAGTTGCAGTAAATGCTCGATTGTCTACCTGACACACAATTGGAGTTTCGTTAGCATCAAATCCTTCTGCTACAGATCCAAAGTCTCCGTATGAGTTATTACCGTTGGTGCCGCGAATACGTCCACCGTTTTCTGCCAAATAACCAATGTGTGCGTAATATGAGAATACAGAAACAAGTTCTGCACGACCGTTATTGGTGACCCAGGCACCGATACCATCGCTGATAACCTGTGTAAAATCGTTAGATACAATAGAGTCGTTTCCGCCGGTGTGTAATGCTCCGTCGATCTTTTGACCAATAGCCGCAGTTCCAAATGTTGTTACGTTCTGAACATATGGTGAACGTCCAATAATCCAGGTGCGGAAGTCGTCTGGTCCCCAACCCGGATCTAACGAGCAGTATGCTCCGGCAGAAACACGACTTGTACCGTATTCGTTTGGAGCCAATAAATCTCCAGTTAGTCCGGCAAGAGTTTGATTTCGCACACCAGTACCGTTTCTTAGATAATACATATCTTCTTCAAGACTACCATTGACTGCATTAGAATAGTATCTAGCGGCTAATCTTGATTTATAATTACCTGGATATTGTAAATCAAACTTTAAAGCATCGATATATCTGCTAACATCTCTTTCACAAGATGCTGTGTCATAATATAGAGTTACAGCCATTGATCCGGTGCCGCTCGACTGAATGTTTAACGGAGAATCTGCATTTCTTATAGAAGAAATGTGGAAAGTTGTTGAACTCACAACGTTTTGAACGTAATAAGTTACTCCGGTGTTTATTCCACCAAATGTAGTCCCAGTAAATCTTATAGGAGCATTTCTCTGCATCCAGCTAGTATCGGAACAAGTAATTAAATCTGTTGCTGCTGAAGTTGCTGTAACTGTTGTAGAGTAAGTTGCTGAACCGTAGGCTATAATTTCAGAAACAATGTAATCTTTGTTACGCTCAAGTTGCAATCTTGCCCAATCAGCTGCACGAACTCCTGTTTGACAGATCGATCCTTCATTTGTAGCACCGTAAACAATGTCGTCTAACAAGGTCATTAGAGTTTCAATACGATTCGCAGCAGTAGGAGTACCTACGACAGATTTAGCTAATGTTTTTACGTATGTAAATGCAGCTCGAGTAGCTGCTTTTTGGCCTAGGTCAAAAACATCACTAGCAGTAGCTCTTAGATAACTGTAAGCTGCTTCTCTAGTTTTGAAGTTGCTGTTGAACATAAAGTCAAACATCACAGCTTCTAAAATCAGTCTTACATCTCGTTGACATTTAGCTGAATTATAAACTAGTGCAGGATAGTTTGTAGCAATATAAGTTGTAGTAGCTGAGACTATAGTTTCTTGTTGTGAATCTAGAATCGCTGCATCACCTATTAATGCTGTTGTAGAAGTTACTCCATTAGTTGCTGTTGGATAGTCGATGATTTCAAAGTCTAAATCTAATCCGCTTCCATTAGTAAACGATGCTAAGACTGTGCCACCATAAGTTGCAGCTAACTGGAATGTGTTAGTATTAACTGTGCCTGCTACCCAATATTTTACTCCAGCAGTTAATCCGTTTGCTGTTGTTCTTGGAACTATAGCATCACCTACTGCTAGTCCGTGTGTTGCAGAAGTGAATGTGTTTAATGTTGCTATCTGAGTAACATTAATCTGCGGTGTCAAACTTGCAGTTGAATCGCCTTGAATAATGTTAATAATCACATCAACTAAATCTCCAACTGTAGTGTTGGCTGCTGATCCACCAGTTAAGTTTGTTGAATCGGTCCACTGGCTAGCTGTATTACCTGTAGACTTAGTTACCGTAGTGTTAGCAATGATCTGCTGAATCACAGTTTTCATTCTACTATACGCTGCTGCTGTTGCGGCAACTTCTGTACTGTCAATTTGTAGATCAGTACTAGCATTACCATCAAAATATGCTAATCCAGCATTTAATGTTGACCACTTGCCACCATAAGTAAGATCGTAAGAAATTGCATCTACAATAAATCCTATGTCTCTACGGCACTTAGTTTTAGAATACTTTACTGCGGGATAATTTACAGCAATCCAGGCAGTAATTTCGTCTTTAATAAACTCTTTGTTCTCTTTTAAAAGTTTTCTTGCATCGCCAAAACCAGATAAAAATGACGAGTTGTATCCTGTAGGATCTGCAGAACTCTCCATATGGGTCGTTCCGATATTAAAGTCAATTTGATGTTGCATTACTCGTACAAGTCGTTTAACATCAGTTTCTTCTACAGTGCTGGCGTAAGGAAATGCTATACTTTGAGTAGCAGTATTGCCTGCAGACTCTGTAACGTTAGTGCCAAGAATGATTTGACCTACAACTGTTTCCAATCTGCTTAGGGCCCCAATAGAATATTTGGCATCATCTTTACTAATTAAACTACCAGCTGGTCCAGCATTAACTGAACGCACCTCGTCTCCAATTACAACAGTTTCAGCAGGAACAATAATAGGCAAGGTTTCACGATATATACCAGTTTTGATATTAATTGTGTTATTTGGAACACGTCTTTCTGGTAGATTGTCGGTATCTTGATCTGTTAACGCCGTAATAACAATATCTACTAATTCGTCTGTAGTTGCTATAATACCCGACTCTGCTACATAGTCTGTATTAATATACTGTGCAACTACGGCTGTTGAATCTTGTCCTACGTTTTGATAAACAGTGTTAGGAACTTCGTTAGCTAGAACATCTGCTACTAATAATTTTAGTTGTTCGTAGGCTGCAACACCCTCGTCTGCTTCTGCTGCTAGTGTTACATACGGTGTGCTTTCTTCAGCTGCTGAAAACTCTCCAGCTTCGCCAAATGCCCCTAGCAGGCTAAAAGCTGCGGCACGCATTTTTAAATTGCCGCCGTGGCCAATATCCCAGATTAGTCTGTCAACTATAAATCCAACATCGCGCTCGCACCTGTATTCGTCGTAGTCAAAACTAGATGTAAATGGTGCAACGTTGTTAGTAACTTGATAGCGAATCCAGGCAGTGATTTCTTTTTGTATAAATGCGCGATTTAATTCTAATAAATGCTGTGCATTCGGATTACGAGGACCGTTGTCTACTTGTTCACAAGCGTAACGAATAGTTTTCCAAGGTTTATCTAAAGTTGCACCGCAATCGGGATATGGTCTATCTTCTCCTGTATTCGAAACATAATATACGTGACTAGTGTTACCCCAGGTTACCCATTCAGGTATACCCGTGGCACTTACACGAAGAACTTGTCCTTCGGTGCCGACTGGTAATCTTGTTGGTCCTGCACCACCGTAGTAAACCATGTCGCCGGTTGTTGTTAATACTGATGTTTCAGTTCCAACAGATAATACATTCCAATAGGTTCCTGTAACATCTAAATCTGGTCGGCTATTTGCCTGTCCGCCACCCTGAGTTCCTATTGTTGAACCATCATCGCCTTCTGCACGATGAGCCAAAATACAGATGTATGCATTAGCTCCAAAGTTTACAGCATCGCCAACATTGTATTCAATATCGTCGGTCCAGCTGCCTCTCCATTGAATGCCGCTTGATAGTATATCCCAGTAAGTGGTATTAGCAGGTTCAGCTGCTACTGTAGCAGTCATTGTTCCAGATGCTGTGGTTAAATTGAATGTTGAACCGCCGGGAGCAATACTAATTTTAAATTCAGTTAGACTAACAACGTCAGTAACATAGTATCTTGCATTTTGTAAAATTCCACTGAACGTTCCGCCGGTAAATCGAATAGCCATTCCGGCTACCATTCCCTCTGTGCTAGACACTGTTAATGTATCAGTTGCACCGCCTGTTGTGGCTGTAACAGTTATATCAATAGAGGGTGAATCAGTTTTAGCTAGGTAATTATTTCCGCCATATTGAACAACTTCTCCAATTTTATATGAAGTGCCTGCTGACCAAGTTTCTTGATAACTTAATCCTTCAGAGAATAAATCCCAATTTGAAGAACTTGTTCTTGGGTTTGATCCAGTATTTTGTGTTTTTGCAACATAGTTATTGCCACCGTACTTAACAACATCACCCGGTTGATAGGCTACAGCATTACTCCAATTGTTTTCGTATTCTAATCCTTCAACATACTGCGACCAATTTCCCGAATCGCCAGAAAAAGTTCCGCTAGCTGTATGCGGATTGGTACAAATCCAAAGACCAGCACCATATTTTACAATGTCATTTAATTTGTATCTTGTGCTAGTTGCCCAGGTTCCTAGGTATTCTTGGCCTTGTGAAAATACTTGCCAATTTGCTGACGAATTTTCTAATCCGAGAGTAGCTGTAGCAGCAGATGTGTGTCCGGTGATACAAATATAATTAATGCCACCATATCTAACAATATCATTTAGCTTGTATCTTGTTGAAACAGCCCAATCATTTTTCCAATCTGTTCCTTCAATAAATGTATTCCAGTCTGCAGAATTTGCTTCTAGTCCTGAAGCAATAGTAGCAGCAGATGTATGACCGTCGATACAGATATATATCGTACCACCATACTTAACTAAATCGCCTTCTTCGTATGCTGTACCAACTGTCCAGTCGTCTCTCCAACGTTGGCCGTCATTCATTAAATTCCATTTGGTTGGAACTATATCTAGATCCGTATTAAAATCCGCAGAAGCTGTATGTCCTATTTGACATATATACACTTTTCCGCCAAAACGAACAACATCATCTTTATAATATGTTGCCCCTGTTGTCCAGGCTGCTTTCCATACAAATCTAATTCTACCTAATTTAAATTCTGCCATTACTTACTCCGATTATATGTATTTATTTTAAGTTAAAGCTTCTGAAGAACATAGTTTGTGCCACGTACCCTTCGCCCATTCCTGCACCATTACCACTAAAATTAGCTACAACCGGTACAAGTATTTCAAACCCAGCAGTGCTTTCAATTGAAGTTGGGCCAACTTTTACTAGACCGCCTGTAATACTCGGCGTTAATAGGTCTTCTCCGCCAACGTTTAATCTTGAATTTAAGTATGACCTAATAGCCCGTTGGGTTGGAATTATGTTATTTGAGTTTTGTAAAAATAATCCATCTTTTGAAAATTCTCTAATAACTGCTGTTGATCCTACATTAATACCAGACAATCTTAATTCAGTTAAACCTTGTAGATCAAAGAAGTCTGCACTAACAGTAATAATACCAGTCGCCTGTTCAACTGCAAATTGTTCACCTGCTCTAAAGTTACCGTCCTGGTCAGTTGATGTATAAAAAACACGACCACCATTTAAGTTTTGAACTTCTTGGAATGGCTGTGTGGCAAACTCGTAATTTCTATATAGTTCGGGGTAGTTTGTTTCTTCAAAGTTTCCAGTGCCGATGTCTAAGAAATCGTGACCTGTAATACGCACCTGACTATAACGTTCTCTAATTACAACTTCCATCCCGTGCTCTATATAATCTGCTAAAGTCGGACGAGGACTAACTTGGAAAGTTGAACGGATAGTACCGTTAGGCAATAACTGTTCGTTGATTCCTGTAATAACTGCTACACGATATCCAGTATTGCCTGCAATATAAAACTGAGCTCCTGGGCCAGGTAATACACCCAATCCGTCAAGAGTTAAGAATCTACCGTTTGGCGTAATGTCTGCAAAACCATCACCGTTAACTGCAACTGTTGTGGTACTGGTCTTATAAGCTGTACCTTTGGCAATGAAGTTTGGTTGCGCTAAAACGCCGTCGGCTAGTCTAGGTCTAAAAGTAGGATTAACAGTTTTATTTGGATCTGTAATTGTTAATTCAGGATCTGTAACGTATCCGCTACCTGGTTCCCAAATTTTTATTGCTGATACGCCAACTCCTCCTACTACCACTCTACCTAATGTCTGGGCACCAGTATAAATTTTGTTCAGCGTACTACTAGATGTTGTAGGTGCTGCTATCCAAGTAGGTTTACTGTTCTTTAGAGTACTGTCATTAAGTGTAATGTCCGGATTTCCAAATGCTATTATTCCCCAATTAGCTTCATCTGCCAGCTCTCTATCAGTCCATACAATTCCGTCATAGGAAGTAGCCGCATAAGTAGTCGGTCCTGATGTAGGATCATTACCTACCGTTCTGCTTCCTGTGGTTCCCACTGCAAAAAATACGCCTTGACCGTATCTAATTTGTTGCCAATTGTGAGCCGTGGATCCGTCTTGCGAAGACATTGTGGCAGGAAGCCAATCTAGCCCGTTAAAGCTGTAGGCAACATCGCCAGTAGTAGATATTGCTACAAATCTTCGGTTTCCATAGGTTATGCTGACCCAATCTTTAGCTGAAGAATCGGATACGACATCCATAATAGTACCTTGCCAACTTAATGTGGTACCATTCCAAGTTCCTACAGCAGCAATGTTTCCAGAATTGGCTATAGCCACAAATACATTTGCTCCGTAGGCAATGTCCACCCATTGATTTAGAGTCGAATCGCCCACGGTAGGAAGCGTAGACGATGTCCAAGAAGTACCATTGGTTGAATATGCCGCAGCATTTAAATTGTCAGCAATTGCTAGAAATATTCCAGTTAATGTAGTAGATGGCTTACCATAAGTAACTGCGGTCCAATTTCTAGATGCAGGCATTGATCTTGCAGTCCAAACTACTCCGTTGGTACTACTGGCGGCATTATTAGATCCATACGCAATAGCTACAAATTTGTTATCACCGGCAGCTAAACTTTTCCAGTTTCCGTCGGCTGGAAGATCAAAAGATGTCCAAGTTTCACCATCTGAAGAATATCTAGCAAAATGTCCGGATGCGGGTGTTAGAATAAATTTGCCACTATCTGCTATTATCGAATCGTCATTTGTCGTAAAAGCTGTAATAGAGTTAGTACTATCTTCTGAGATTGCAGTAACTCTTAAGTTAATATCATGTTCTCCGCTAATGCCGCCAACTTCTGAACCGTCTATGGTTATAATATCGTTTACTGCATAACCAGCGCCACCGCTCGACAATACAACAGAGTAAGCCCTACCATTCTTAACTACTGTAAACTCTGCTGCATCTGGCACCAACCCGTCATCTCCAATAACAGTTCCTGTTCCTAATTGACCAGTTAAGTTTGTAAAAGTTGCACTAGTTTCACCGTAGGCCGCTGCGGCCCAAGTGTTCGGAGTTGACAGTGTTACAGTAGCAGCAGAATAAGGAGGAGTGCTAAATGTAGGTCTTGGTTCAATTCGGTATCGTGTGCCTGTAGTTAACAGATTACTCGATGGTGTTCCTGGTAAAACATGATCCCAACCGGGTTGGTTGTCAGACTCTCGATAAACTGTACACAATTTTGTTCCCGCATTATACGAATAAACATAACCATATTGTCCAGTACCTTCACCAGAAATAATAATAATTCTCATTCCTAGTATTTCAGCCTCAGTTGAATTTTCAGCTGCTGCGAGAGAAATAGTTAACGCACCACCTGCCTGTGCCTGATTACCTACTTGACTAAATCCAGATCCGTTCGTTAAAACTTGACATTCAAACATCGAGTTGTCACGGAATTCTTCTTGAATTGCTGTTGCACCAACTCCAGAGCTAGTAATTGTGTAGCTGGCTGTGGTGTAATTTTGTCCGCAATTAGCAAATTCTAATCCTAAAATAAAATCTAAAATCTCGCCGGCAAATGCTGCCGACACAACTGCTTGTTCAGTTCGAGTATTAATATATCCGTAGCGTATAACTTCATCTGGATCAATACCATCAGCAACTGCGCCGAAATCTCCGTACGAACTATTGCCGTTAGTAGCACGAATGATGCCTCCATCTTTGGCAAACATACCAACGTGTGCATAATATGTAAATACCGAAACCAGCTCAGCACGACCCCCATTCTGTACCCAGGCTCCGATTCCGTCTGATATTACCTGGGTAAAATCGTTAGACACTATAGATCTGTTACCGCCATTATGTAGTAATCCGTCTATCTTTTGACCTACTGCACCTGTACCAAATGTTGTTACGTTCTGAACATAACAGCTACGATTAATAACCCAGGTACGATCATCATCTGGACCCCACCCTGGATCTAGTGAAACAAACGCACCGCCTGTTGGTATTCTGTAAGTTTCGCCTTCTTGAAGAGCTGGCAATGTACCCGATAATCCCTTAAGAGTCATATTTCTAATGCCAGTTGTATCTCTGACATAGAACATATCTTCTAATTGACTGCCTGTTGCTGCATTAGCATAGTATCTTGCTTCTAATACAGATCTATAATTTCCAGTATATCTTAAATCATATTGTAGACCATTAATAAATCTGTCAAGGTCCTGTTGCCACCTATCTGAATCAAATGCATATTCGGGATAGTTAACTGCCATCTGTGCTATAGCTTCTTGTTTTATAAATTCTCTATTATTTTCTAACATTGTGATAGCAGACAATCTACTAGACAATGCTGTAGCTGTGTTAGTCCCAGTTACCGCAGGTGCAGAACCTTGAGAATTTACCCTAAAATCAATTGTTGAAATAATGTTACCCCATAGAGAGTTTACTATATTTGATTCAGTGCTTGTAGCCTGGCCAGTTCTAATTTGAATTACATTATTTCCGGCACTAGGAGAAACCACTAGTCCCTGTATAATGCTGGTTAAGATTGTTCCAATATCAACTAACGTTTCTAAAAAGTAAGGAGTGTCATTAGCTACTGAAGTTATAGGTTCGCTTGCTCTGATTGTAACAGATCTTAGTTCTTCTCCAATAACCGCAGTTCTTGCTGGAATTATTAACGGTAATACTTCTTGATATTCACCGGTTGAAACTTTAATGGAAGTAAAACCTTCAAAATCGTCATCCACTTGTTCTAATGCATATCTTAGAGTTTTGTATGGTTTAAAATAGCTTGTACCTCGATCTATTTCTGTGTCATCGACACCTGTAGTGCGAACATAAATTACTCTTGTTATGCTTCCCCAAGTTTTATATCCAAGAGATCCTTCGTTATCTTCTATATACAATAATTGATCTTTTTCACCTATAGGTAAAGATACTGTTCCTAAAGTGCTTCCGTCCCCTATGTTTGCTATAGTACTACCGTCTTCTAAAATATTTCTTTTTAGATTATAGGTTAACATATCTCCCAAAATAGTTAGAGCTGCGTTTTGATCTCCAACTAACAGTATAGTCCAATAATCGAATCCAGATCCGTTATCGCCAGGAAAATTATCAAAAGAACTATTATGAGGTGTGCTTGCATAATAGGTTGTGCCGCGAAAATAAACAACATCGTACAGGTTATAATCTTGATCTGTTCTCCAAGACCCTCTAAAATTTTGAGCAGCAATTACTAATTCCCAATTAGAAGTATCTAAAGGTCTTAAAGAACTATCGTCGGTATATTGATTAGTTAAACTGACCCATAGAGAGCCTCCCCTTCTAACTATATCACCTTCGCCATAATTTATACCTGCGCCGGGATCATATTCTCCCCTAAAATTGATACCTTTATTAACTACAGTCCAAGACGGATTAATCCTTCCAGTATCATCAATTTCTAAATTTCCAGGCTGACTATTAAAATTATTTTCAGTTGCGGTATAAACTATACCACCATATCTAACAACATCACCGGTTGCATAATAAGAAGTATCTTTCCATCTATTTTCATATTGATACCCTGTAAGATAAGTTTCAAAGTTTAAATTATTAATAGTTGTTGACGACGTATGTTCGACTATACATTTTAAAATTGAGCCGCCGTATTTTACTAGATCATTTTTTCTATAAAGAGTACCTGCAATGTTTGCTGTTGGATTTGATGATAGGTATTCGCCTACATATGTATAGTTTTCAATTACTGTAGACCAAGTTTCGCTTGTACTATCGTCATCGTCATCGTTATTGCCAACTATAACTCCGTCTGAAGCACTTCCTGAAGTATGCTCTAAAATACATTCGTATGTATAGCCGTTGTATCTTATAACATCTCCTACTCTGTATCGTGTAGATGGAGCCCAAGTATTTCTAAAATTACTGCCAGCTGCAAATAATTCCCATTTAATAGAATCACTATTAAAATTTGCAGATGCTATATGAGATGCTAGTGAAATATAAACATTTCCGCCTACTAATACTAATTCGCCCGGCTCATATCTTTGTGCTGCTGTCCAATTTCCAGAAAATTCTCGCCCCTCTGTCATCTTAACCCAGGCTGGTGTAGGATCTGTTTCTCCAGATGGAGTATAGGTCTGATCATCGTTAAATAATCCAGAAGCATGTTGTCGAATACATACCCAAGATGATCCTTTATAATAGACAACATCGTCTCGATTATAGCTAACTGAATCTCCCGACCAGTTGCCTTTCCACGTATATCTAAATCTGCTTATCTTAAATTCTGCCATTTTTAAATCCTAGCTATTAGCTTGAAATTCCAGTAGGATAAGAATATCCTTGATTAATTCGTTGCACTAACATTCCCTGAGAATCTACGTAATAAAACATAGATCTATCATCCCATCTGTATTGAGTATAATACATATTTTCGTGTTCTGGTTCGTGATCTACTTTTATACCGTCAAAGTAATCTACGCCTGGAACAAAATCTTCAAAATTTTCTTCTGGAGGGCCGGGAATATTTAACTCGTAGGAATCTTTGTCAGTAACTTGATCGCTTCGAACAATAAACAATTCACCATCTTCATTTCTTCTTAGTGCATACCAATACCTAGGACTCTGACCTAAAATTTCAATTGGATCTCTACCTAAATAATAATTATTTTGTGCCATAATCTATCCTTATGATATTTCAACGTAACTAACTGTTGCATCAACACTATTTTCTACATCGCTTTCAATTCTTAATCCTGTTAGTTCTGGTAAAATAAGTTTTTCGCCGTTGGTAATAACTTTTAAACTTGTGTTTGGAGGTATTGGAATACTCTTAACATAATAAGATAAAGTTGTATCAGAACCAATAACATAAACATTTACACTTACAGTATCATAATCTGTAATATTAGCGAGATTGCAGCCAATTACGGTTGCTCTTACTCCGGCCTGAATATCTAAAACATCAACCGGAGTAGTTCCTATTTCTGTAGATATTGCTTGTTTAAAAACTGTTGGCATATTCTTATCCTAATGTTAGTGCAAATGCAGCGGCTGCATCTTCAGCCTGTGTTAATGTAACAGCGCCACTAGATCCAGCCGGACTCGCCCAACTAAAACCATCCCATACTTCCAATGCCCTTAGATCTGTGTTGTATCGAGTCATGCCTAAGACCGCATAAGCTGTGGGTCTTTGAGCATTAGAACCGCGTGGTAAAACCACACCGTTTGTTCCAGCAATTTTAAAATATCCAGTACCGGTTGAGACCAATTGGCTGATAGCGTTGTTAGACACATTGGTAATTGTATTGTCTCTAAAACGAAAGTTTCCTAATCTAACACCCCCGACACCGTTGCCAAATAAAACTAAATCTGTTCCCGTGGTAGTAGTAATTTCGTTGTCTCGAAACATCAGATTACCGATATCTAATGTTGCTAGGCTTAGATTATCTGTAGTAACAGTTTGTGCGTAGACTGTTCTCCAATAAAAACTAGAGCTACCCAGATCATAGGTGTTGTCTGCATCAGGTATTAGACTACTCTTAATTGCAGCATTAATTGTAATATTGTCAGTTAAGGCATCGCCAATGGTAATATTTCCGCCAATCTGAACATTACCAGTAACTCCTACATTACCTGTAACTGTTAGATTTCCGTTAACTGTGGTGTTGGCATAAATGTCAACTATACCTGCGCCATTAGGTCGTAATTCTATATTCGAATTACTAAATCTAGTTGAGATCGTATTGCCTTGAATTTCAAAATCATTAACTTGTAATCGTGCCTGGTAGACAGTAGCGGATCCGCCGCTAGGTATAAAGTTAATAGTGTTGTTTGAACTTGCTATTGTATTGCCAGAAACTGTAAACTGTGCAATATCTGCTTGTGTGTCAACTATGAGATTTGTAGTTCTAGTTGTACCGGCAACTTGTAAATCGTGTGTAGGAGTAGCCGTCTTCACGCCTATACGAGAGTTGTTTACATCAAGATAGAGAAGGTCGGTCTCAAATGCTAAATTCACACCCTCTCGGATGAGATTTGCCTTTAAGAGCGGCCCGGAAATACGACCAATAGCCATTTGCTCTCCTAGTTACCCCGTGTTTCACGGTTTACCAAATTCTCATCCTTTCGGCTCTTTGCTGGTATACCACAGTAATAGATAACAGTTGGTCACTGTTATGCTATTATTTAGCCCAAAGAAGAATTTAGCCTAGAATGAGAATGTAAGCATTGGCTAAGTCGTAGTTTTCAACGGTTGAAATAGAGCCGCCAGCACCAGTAGCTACGTTCCAAGTTGTTCCGTCAAAACATTCTAGATAGCTATCTAACGGGTTAGTACTATTCCATCTAGTGTCACCAACTTCTGGACTAGGATTGCGTTCGGCATCTGTACCTGCTGGAATTACTAGAGCATTGTTATCTACAAATCGAGTATAACCGATACCAGTTGAACCTAAAGTTCCAACAGTAGCATCTAAATTTGTTATATTATTTGTTTCAATCTTATAACGCTCAATAAGAATATTGCCAGTATCGGGCAATAATCGTAAATCTTCGTTACTCTGTAGGGTAGAAATACTAGGAAGACTGCTTTCAATAAACATTTGATCGCTAATAGTAATATCGTTAAATGTTAGTGTTCCAATATTAGCGTTTTGATGAGAATAAACGTTTCTCCATCTTCTAGACAAAGAACCTAGATCGTACTGAAGATGATCTCCAGGTATAATACTTTGTGAAAAATCTGGTGCAACAATTACTGTGTCGATAGGACTGTCGCCTACAATGATATTCGTTGCTTCTGTTAGGTTTCCGCTAATATTAAAATTACCAGTAACTGATAGGTCAGCGTTAATAGTAGTAGAACTTTGTATGTCAACGATCCCGGTACCATTGGGATTTAATAATACAGAACCGTTAGTCTGATAATTGCTAATAATATTATCTTTAAAACTAAGATCGCCTGCTTTAATATGATCAGCAGTGATCAATGGATTAGTTTGATTTGGACTAACGGTTATATCAGCTATAGTATAAGTTGTAAAATTATTGGTGCTAGCAACAATATTTCCAATCTGTGCCTGTGTATCTACAATTATGTCTGTAGTTTTAGTAGTTCCGTCTACTTCTAATTTATGCGTTACCGGAGTTTTATTAACGCCTACTTTATTTCCAGTAACTTCCAAATATAATAGGTCGTCACTAACTCCGTAGTTTCGAAATGTGAGATCAACGCCAAGCCTATTAAGGTTAGCATCTAATAGTGGACCACTGATGCGACCTAGCTGTGACATAATTAGTTTCCGTAACCGTAGAACACAGTTACATAGATTGGATTGCCTGATCCGTCTAGTGCAGGAACTGCACTAGGAAACTGAATGTAGTATTCGCCGTTAGTGTATGTGCCAGGACCAGATGCACTAAACGGTGCATCGTTAACGCTGACAAAACTTCCGCTCTGTCTTAGAGTTACTACATAGTTAACAGTTCTACCAATCTGTATAACGTTGTCTACTAACACCATTATGTTATAGTCGCTGGCTGTATAAGAACTTGTGTATGAAGAACTTAAAGGACCAAAAGTAGTTTCGGTTCCGTTAGCTGCAAATCTACTGACCTGTATTGCTGATGCTCCAGGAGCTCTAATAACTTCCCAGGCGCTGCCAATATATCCTTCAAGACTGTTAGTAGTTGTATTATATCTGATATATCCGTTGGGGCCATTGGGAGTTCTAACACCTGTAAGTTTAGGTCTTTGATCTGTAGTACCTTTAGGCAAGCGAAGAGCGCCAGATATATCCATAACAGCACGACCACCGTTTTGAGTATGTGTGGCTAGATCTCTATTATCATAGATCATTAGTGCATCGTCTGCTGCACTGTACTGTGATATAGTTTTTTGTTTTAAGAATCTCATACTGGTAATGTACTTACTGTAACTGTTACTAAATTAGTGACTGCTCCTGCGCCACCCGACATTTGATAACCTACTGCAATGTAATCGTTATTAGCTAAGACAAATTTTTCATCGTTAAAAAATACAGTTTCGCCGGCTGGAATAGTTAATTGTTTAACTATTAACGCACTAGAACTAGTAGTTGTGTTGTCACCTCCACCTCCGGGCGAAACAACATAAATGTTAACATCAACTGATTGACTAGTTTCGTCTGTAAGACTAATTGATCCTACATTACAGACAGCTATACAGGTTATGGCATTATTTCCACTGCTAGTATAAATTGTTGTAGGGCTTGTAATTGTTGTACCTGTAACTGTTTTTCCTATGACTGCCATATTCTTTCCTTAAAATAACATACTAAACAACAATGCTCTATTTTTGCTGACTAATTCATCTCTGGTATTTTCTGTATTAACAAAAAATATTCCAGACTTTCCTGTGCTTTCTGGTCTAGAATAGATAACGTGACTTCCAGTGATCATACCAGGGCTTACAGCATTGTTGTCTAATTGAATTCCGTAGTTTGTCTGTAATTTACCAGTCCCATTGGTATTGATAAAAATATTTTCGTTAGAATTGTCGTGGCGTATTTCGCTGCCAATAAATTGTAAATCTTGAAGTTGAACTCTATTTTGATAAAAAGTTCCAGATACTGCCCCATCAACAACAAAACCAATTCCACTTTCAGGATAACCATCTTGGGCAATTGGCTCACCTGTTTGATCTCTGTAATATGCCAAAGATCCACCTTGAGTTGCATCACTTGCTGTGCCTGTTCCAGTGCCCGGTCCTGTAGCTTCAAATAGTGTGCCGACAAGATTGTAGCTTGATCCAATAAGTGTGAAATTAGTTGATCCTACACTATGTATTACATATTTTCTACCTGAAACAAAACTTCCGGCGTTGACAACATTCAACTCTTTGTCTGCTATAATTACACGAGTATTTTCGTTGCTAGGTGCTCTAATTTGAAATGTTGGATTATTCAAAATAGAATAATCAACATAATCTTTGTTTGGAATATCGTCAGGATCTGTAACTTGTAGACGATAACTCGCTGTTCCTTTAACTTTAACTACACCTGTACCTGTGCCTATTAAAGTTAAGTCTCCGCTATCGGTTGACGAATCAGTTAAAATTCTTCTTAGCTTAACATTACTATCTCTAAAACCGTAACTTCCTTCTTGGCCGGTGGCAAACATCCAAAAGCCAGCGCCGGCAGTGGGTTCTTCTAATGTATCATCAACATTGTGTGAAGGAGGATTAGTCTCATTCCATACAATAGCTGCTCGAGGAACTTCGGTTGAATCTACATATGTTCCTCGATCAACTTCTAAACCTGCATAGGTTAATGTAACACCTGGGCCAGTTTCACCTTTGTTAACTGTAATAATCCTATCTTCGATTTCTAATTCAGTAGACGAAACTGCGGTAACAATACCACCTACAGTTAAATTTCCAACAACAATTACATCGCCAGTGTTTCCTGGATTTAATGTAATCGTGCCGCCGTCTCTAACTTTGATATTATAATCGCCGTTAACGCGAAAAAACTGTCCCATCGTTAGTTCCTAAATTAGCTTATTGAAGTAATTCTTGTTAGTGCAATGTAATCAGATGTTGAATCGTTTACAATTTGCCAAGTATAACGATTACCGCTGAAATCAGTGGCTACACGTTTAGTAATTTTAGCAATTGGAGTTGGAATTGCACCGTTGCCGCCAATGTAACCATTGATACGCATAGCACCGTTAGCTGCTGGAATCGCAGACTGTAGTACACAAGTTGCAAGTGTGCCACCTTGATCTGATACTACAAATGTTTTAGCTCCGCGTTGCTTATAGATATAAGCATAGTTGGTTGAGTTGTTATATGTTGCATCAGTATAAGCTGTGCTACCAAAGTAGGCTTCTACTCTAATACCTCTGTCTAATGCACCACCACCGGCTGGTGTACCAATTACATCTACACCGTTAATATCTTTTCTTAATGGACGTCCCATTTGTTTCTCCTTAAAGTTGACGTTCTAGGTCTACGCAGAGGGATTCTGCATAAGTCCGCATCAATCGGCTCTTCCTATTGATACTTTATTTATCCGCGGCTTAGCATCGCCATCAATTCCATTTTTTCTACTGTTTCTAATATTCTGTTAATCGAATCAATTTCTCTTTGAGCTTTTTCAATATAGCTTCGATTTTTAGTTTGTCTATGCAAGACCATTATTTTACTATGAGCTTGTATATGCTCATCTATGATTTTTTCAATTCGCTGTACATCGTGCGTAAACATAGGAAAACGTTTTCGCCAGACGCTAAACTGGTTACGTAATTCTTGAAAGTCTTTACTAGTTTCTATCTTCATCCTGATATTTAAGTCAAACAAAAAGGCTCCTAAGAGCCTTTTTGAATTTGCTATCAAAGTCAGCTATTAAGCAAACTTTAGGTTAGCTGTTGTTACAGCAACTTTAGCTAGGTAGTCAGCTGCATTACCTAGAGAAGAAGCTGTGTTTGTCAACTCAACATAACCATAACGTGTCATGAATGATACGACTGGTTCAAAAGTTGATGGATCTAGAACAACACCGCTGCTCATCAATGGAATGTATGGGCAGTAGAATGCTGGAGCATCACTTTCGCTTGAACCTTTGTAACCAATTAGAACATCATCAGATGTTGCATAACCGTTTACATACACTTTCATTGCGCTGTTCAATGTACCAACAAACTTAGTGTTTGTAGGTGCTTCGAATGTACCTTCTGTTGTTCTTGCGAATGCAGAAGTTGTAGCACTTTGTAGAAGTGTTAATGTTGTTGGGCTAACAACGGCGTAGTTACCAGCACCACGACGTGTACGCTGAGCGATCAAGTTAGCAGCACGGTTGATTTGAACAGCTAGAGCAGCGTGTTCGTCACCAACGAATGTAGCAGTACCAGAAACAGCAGCCTGGTCGTATGTTAATACTGTACCAGCTAGGCTGTTTAGAGAGTTAATAACTTCTTGGTCGATTTCAGCTGTAATTTCTTGAGCCAAAGCAGCCATAATTTCTGCTTCGATGTCAATACCTTGTTGGGCTTGTGCATCTTGTGCAGCTTCAAATGTCCAGCGAGCTGACAACTTACGTGTCTTAGCTTCAACTGTCTGCTTCAAGATTTGAATGCTCATTCTGTTACCAGCAACACCTTCTAAAGCTGCTGTAGAAGCTGCCTTGTCAGTTGTAGCAGAACCAGAATAACCTTGAGCAATCTTGAATGGGCTCAATGCTTCGTCACCAGGAGCTGTGTCAGTACCGTATGGGGCACCATCATTGCTACCTGCAGATGAAGTGAACGTGTCAGCATAACGAACACGTAGAGTATGAATTTGACCAACTGGGCCAGTCATAGGCTGGACACCAACCAACTCGTTAGCGATAACGGTTGGCATTACACGTCTGATGACGGGTAGAATAACACGGTTAAGTGTTGCAACGTTGCCAGCGGAAGTAGCACCAGCAGTAGCACTTTCTGCGAGATACTTGCGGGTATTCTCTAGAGTAGTTGCCATTACTGAACGCTTATTACCTTGTAGACCTTCTAATAGGGCCTCTTTGGTTTCCGACCAGCGTGACTCGAGTAATTGTGACATTGTAGTTCTCCTTAAACTTTTAGTCCCGCAAGCCTGCGGATGTCAAATATCTCAGCGGTTTTTTCTTCACCACTGACATTTGGTGCCTGTTTATCGCCTGTAATTTCTTTGCCTTCTGTCAACGCTTTTTTGACCGGAGTACTTCCACCGTTCATTACTGAAGGTAGATACTTGTCATAAGCATTTCTTAGTTTGTCTGTTTGAACTGATTCTAACAGTTCACGCATAACTACTTTCTTGTCTCCAGACAATGGGTTTAGCAATTCGCTCATAACTTCTTTGCGAGCCATTGTATCTTTTGCAATACGTAATTCTGCTTCACGACTTTCAACTAATTTTTGTGTATCTGCTACAATCTTTGCTGCTTCTTCTAGTTCGGCATGTTTCTGTTGAACAACCTTTAGAAGTTTAGCTGTCTCTGATTTCTCATTGAGATGGCTCGCTGCAAATTCGCTAGCAAAACTTTCAAAGATCCTGCGACCAAAGTCATTTTTGCGAGCTGCTTCGATGTCTTCACGTAGTTGATTCATTTCAGACTTTAATCCTTTGGAGACTGTTTCTTCAATGATCTGACTTGAACGTGCAATGAATTCTTTCTTAACTTGTTCGAACTTGGCCTTGCTTTCGCGAACTAATTTAACTTTAGTTTCGGCTAGATCTTTCTTGTCACTGTGGAATTCTGCAATTTCTTTTGCTAGTGCATCCACAATAAAGGATTCAAGCTGTGCAACATTTGCGGCAACTTTCTGACGGTCTTCGTGTAGTTCAGCAATTTCTTTACGTAGATTATTCATAACAAAAGATTCCATTGTAGCGGAATCTTGTGACATTTTTTCTACATAACGAGCTCTTGCTTCAATAAGACCTTGGCGATCTTCTGCGAGTTCACCTAGCTCTGCTTGTAAGCGATCAGCTAGCATACTTTCAACAGCTTCTACCAATGCGGACTTGTCGTGCTCATATTTCTGAGCAAACTCTTCACGTAACTGTGCAGTGACTTGTTCACGGTTTTCTTCGATTCTGCCCTGCCAGGCAGACTCAATTTCCGATTTAAGTTCTTCGGAAATCACATTGTCTTCAAACAATTTTTTAACGAAATCTAGCATGTGATTCTCCTACTGTTATTTGAGACCTCTGATGATTTTCACCAGACTCTCTGCTATGTATTTCTGTGCCTTTGGGTCGCCTTTAACTTCTTGTGCTATTTTAAATGCCTGATATCCACCTTGATTATTCATCAGATGTTCGTAAACTGGTGTAGGATAAGCTCCCGGGGCGCTTGGCTGCGCAACAACGTCCACTGTAATAATTTCAAAACCTTGGACTCTTCCTTGCGAATCAACTTCGCCAGACCCCCTGCTTGAAACTCCTAACTTGACTCCCGACTGCAACATGGTCTGTACTAGATTCCCCATTGGAGTCGGAAGTATTTTTAGTTTTCCGTAGCCGTTTGGACCGTCCATCCACATTTTTGTTATCATGTGACTTACACGGTCTAGGTTAATTTTTAAATCATCAGGATGATCAACTTCACCTAGCACTGAGTATCCGCCAGAGATCTGCTCGTTAAGCGTTTTGACAGCCTTGCCAATCTCTTGAGAAGAATAAACACGTTGATTTGCATTGCGGATATCACCCTGAATGCAAATCCCGTTTAAGTACAACGACTTTCCGCCGTTGACTCCTTCTTCGCTTTCCAAGACAATCTGTGCCTGGTCAAAACTCAAATGTTCAGCTAGAGTAGTTTTCACCTATATCGCCCTATTATCTACGACCACGGAAAAGACTTTGCTTGTTGTCAGCACTTTCGCCGGAACCTTTCTTCTCTGCACCGTGACCTGGCTCTTTTGTGCTGAAAGCACCGCCTGCCTTAGCGCCTGGAACATTGATGTTACCTGCGTTGTCCTCTTTTGGACCACCTTTCAACAAACCATTACCTTTAAGAGCACCTGAAGTTGAACCTTCAGATCCATTACGACCGCTTAGAATATTAGCAGTTGTGCCGCCCATATCATTCTTCATATTGTCGATTACGCTTTTTGTGCCATCAGCTTTTTCGCCTGCGCCTTTCTTTTCTGCGCCGTGACCTGCTGGAACTTTTTCTACATATTCGCGAACTGTTTCTAGATCGAAATCATCTTTCATTTCGTCGTCACCTTCGCCGCCGCCCATTTCGTCGCCGCCGTTCATAGCGTCAAACTTAGCCTGTAGTTCATCCACAATAGCGTCTAGGTCTTGTAGCAATTCAGCTGGCTCTTTGTCAGCCATTTCATCATCACCTTCTTCTGGACCCATTTCACCTTCTAGGTCATCAGTCGGGTCTCCACCCATATCGCCCATTTCGTCATCGCCTTCGTAGGCAATGTCTTCAAATTCTTCTTCGACTTTTTCTTCTTCGTCTTTGTCTTCTTCAGAAGCTTCTTCTACTTCTTCTTCCTCTTCGTCGTCCATTTCGGCTTCGATTAGGCTTTCGTAGATTTCACGTGATTTAGCTACCACGTACTCGTGAAATAGTTCTTCTGCTTTTTGTTTGTCCTCATTGACCAAATGACCAAGCATTTGCTCAAGAATATTCTTGTCTGCCATAGTGTATTCTCCTTAGATTGTTAGGCTGTGTTTTATTTACTACGCATTTAAAAAAATAGGGTTAAATGGTACTTTTTTGAAGGTTTTCGGTAGTATAAGTACTACCCTTGAACTTTTGTTCAAATTGTTCAAAAGTAATATGTTGAAGATTAGGTATGCCTTGAAGTTTGTCTGGGACAAACGCACCCTGTTTCATAACTCTAAAGAATTGAATATTTTTATATTCTTTAATAGTTTTTTCAGTTTGGCTTAACCAATTGCCAAAGAAAGTTGCAGCATCTTGACTTTTCTTGTAGTTAAAAGTATCTGCGTAGACGTTGTTAAACTTACCCTCTAGACCCTGATAGTCAAAGCCGAATATGTAAATTTCGTTGTAGCTTTGCTGGCTAGCCATCCAAAGTGCAGTAGGTCCTGAGCTCCAACCTTTATGCGGACTAAAGAAGTTTACATTACTTTTGCTGGTAATACCTTTATTAGGGTTTGTCCAAACTTGATGATCTTTATGATAGCCAGATGCTATAATTTCGTTGATCATTTTAGTATCAACAGCTATTAGATAGTCGGGCTCAAATTCTCTATAAAGAGCATTGCAGCCATAGATAACTCCAATATCTTTAATTGAATTTAGATTTAATTTTGATCTGCTTGTACCGTTGCCTAGTACAAAGGCTATGTTATGCTGCCGGTTGTTCTGCTGCTGCTTCACCTGCTGGTGCTCCATACATTTGTTTGATAAACTCTAATTCGCTTTCTTTTTCAAACTCGTGTGCTTCAGTTTGATGACGTAAAGAATTAATCTGGCGTAGAGTTAAACGAATCTTTCGTGTATCATCTTTTTCAAGTACTGATTTGTCTTTGCTAGAATCGTAGCGAAGATCTGACGAAAAATCGTTGGTTTTATCGTTAAAATAAAAAAATTCTTTTAGCAGCATCTTGTATTTATCTAATTAGGCTGCAGGTGCAGGTTGTGCCTGTTCAGCTCCAGCTGCACCGGCTTCGGCAGCAGCAGCCATATCAGGAGATGCTTCTGCGGTTTGACCTTCAGCTTCAGCTGACATACCACCTGGAGTAACTCCAACGGATCTCATAGCTCCTGCAGAATCTGCTGGTGCTTTTAGATTTTCTCCGTTTTCTTCTTTCCACAGACGTTCGTTTTCTTTCATTTCTTCTTCTGTAAGTCCTAGGAAACGTTTGAGTGCAAAACGTTTGCTTAGATGCGGCAATTCTTGTAGTGTCGCAAATGTGGCTGCACGGGCAGTATCCATCTCTGCCTGGCGATAGGCCGCAAAGTTTTGTGGGGTGTTAAACTTTAGTTCAAATAAACTAGAATCAATGTTAATGCCGTTATTCTGCAACCATAGTTTAAATTCTAAATCAAATGTTTCTACAATATTGCTTTGTAAGCGTTTGCAGTATTCGTTAAAACGCAGTTCTTGAATATAAGCTGTGCCAACTTTGCCGTCTGCAATAGTGTTGGCCGCTTCGTCAATGCCAGTCGGCAAGTAAGCTGCTGGAATACGTAGAGCACGGAATAGCTTGTTGGTAAAATAACGCAGGTCAGTAATTTCGCCTAGGTTAGTGCCGCCTGGTAGTGTTTCAACTTTTGATCCGCGACCTTCTGCGGTTTGTGGGAAGAAGTAATCTTCTGATACACTTAACGGATTATAACTTGCGTCAACTACATTTTGACCACCACCAGTTGAACTAGGAATACGGCGTTGATGAATTTCGTTTTTAACACGTTCAACAAAACTCATAGCCATATGTGCTGGCATATTGCCTACGTCAACATAAAAAATTCTACGCTCAGGAGCACGTTGTATACGATAGATAATAATAGCATCTTCAAGCAATTCTTTCTGTTTGTAGACTTTGAATACTGATTCTAATAGACTGTTACCAAACGGATAGTTATTATCTAAACCTTCGCTTAGACTGATGTGTACAACGTTTTTAGCATCAACTGTAACTTCGTTAGTTTGATTATGAAAACGTGTGCCAGCTGGTTGCGAAGCTGAGCCAACCATACCACGACCTTGACTTCCGCCCGAAGTATAAGAACTTGTGCCGCTAGGTGCTGTGTTAGTTGTGCCGTGTGGAGTAACTGCAACTAAATTTTTAAAATTAAAATTAATGTCGCGTACAACATATTGTTCAGGAATTTTGCCTTCACTTTCGTTTACAATAATTTTTGTAACTTTAGCTGCATCGACATATAACCACTTCTGTGTTTCAGGATCTCTAATAAAGAAACAATCACCATATTTGAAAGTGTTGCGAATGATTCTAAATATTCTGTTTTCAAATTGTTGTTGTTTAGTCCACTTCTGCAGACTCTCTTTAATCAGTTTAACTTCTGTAGCAGTTGGCTGACCTCGGAAAAATGTATGGAATGGTGTGGCGTTTTCTTTGTCTTTTTGTGTGCAGAACTCTGCAAGAATATCAAGAGCAGCATTAACTTCACTATCCATATCCATAGTATCGTACTGCATATATCTCTCAATACGATTTGGTGCTCCTGCATAAACATCGGGTAAAAAACTAGAATAATTTGCTCTAGCTGGTCCAGGACGGCCGCCAGATCCTACAGGACTTGACGTTTGTCTTCTTTCAATATCTACAGGTGTAAAGTATTTTTTCCAGCTCATTATGTTTCCAAATTAGGCAAATAGGTCGCCGCTTAGACCGCTTTGTACGCTTAATTGTTTTTCGTTCAGCTCAGCAGTTCTCTTATTAATAGCAATTAATTCACGTAATGCTGTATTTAAGTCAATTGCTTCACCTCCTGGGTTGTTTTGACCCGCAGGACCATTCATAGCCATTATTTCTTCTTTTCTAAGTTGTTCTCTGTTTGCTGCTTGTTGACGCTCTAATTCTATTTTTTCCATAGCCTCTTTTTCTTTTTGGGCTATCATTTCTAATTTTGGAGTTTCAGCAGCAGCTAGATTGTCATAGGTTCCTCTCATCTTAGGTTCAGCCATTTGAGATTTAAGATCAACTGGTGTATATAATTCACCTGTCTCGGGATTAATAGCTTTTCCAATACTAGATTTAACTTCTTCTGCTATGCCTACATAAGATTTAGCAGCATCTGCGTCATACATTCCCCTTGATTTATTCTTTTCAAGTGCAGCTTTTATTGCATCGTCGCTAGTTAATGTACCAGTAGTCTTAAGTTGGTCTGCCATTGTTTTTGCAACGTTAGGCAGATTTTTTACAAGTTCTTCACCTTTACTTAGACTGTCTTCAGGTTTAATAGCACCTTTTTTAGAATCTTCTAAAGCCTTAACCTGTGTTCCAGTTAGCATAGGCATGATACCTTTCTTGACTAGATCTTGGAAAGCAATAGTCGTAGGCATTATACCGTCTTTGATCAAGGTCTGCATTGCAAACTGAGGAGCCTGAACTTCGCCTGCGGCAGGAGTAGTTGCAGCAGCGGTTGCAGGAGTAGTGGCAGGAGTAGTAGCTGTTGGCCGTGTTGTTTCAGTTGTAGGTCTATCGGTTCTTCTTGGATCGTTGGCTGCGGCATCGGTACGAGCTCTAGATGCATCAGCAGCAGTTGCTCCTGTTACTGGCGGAGTAGGTGTTGCTGTTGCTGTTGCTGGGCCTCCGGGTGCGCCGGCAATGGCCTGAATCTGTCCAGAGCTGGCAAACTTATCTACCTTTCCAGAAATTTCTTGACCAATTGCTCCTTTCTTACGAATGTCACCACCGGCAATTTGACTGGTAGCTAACAGGTTTGCCTGATCTTGCGTCATATTCTTAGTATCAATACCTAATCCACTAGCCATTCTAGCCTGCCCTTTCTTCATATACCAGGCACTAACTTCGGCGGCCACAGCAGGATCATTTACCAAATCTGGATTGTCTACTAGACGATTGTCTCCGTAGATAGCCTTGGATGCTGCGGCATAATTTGATTTACCTGTAAGCTGAATAAATCCTCTACCTCGATATTTCCAACCATCGCCAGGTTCGGTATTGCCCATTTGCTGACCCATCTTGGTATTGGATCCATACATCATTTCGCCCATCTGTTTAGGATCTTTCTTGATAGCATCTAATTCTTGATCTGTTTTTCCAGCAGCTCTTGATCCAAATATTTTCTTAATTCTTTCATTACTGGTCTTAGAGTAGTCCATATTTTCGCTAATACTCTTACCACCAGTTTCTTTCATAACATTGCCTAATGTGGCAGCAATGTACTTAGGATCGTTTAGTCCTTGTTTTTGTAGTGCAGCTTTGACTAATTCTAAATTCTTTTGTACATCTTGATTGATAGCTGGTACAGTTCCTTGAGCTCTTGCAGTTTCAGATGTTGCTGGCTTGCCTGCTTCTGCTGGCTTGCCTGCTTCTGCTGGCTTGCCTTCTGCAACTTTAGTAGGACCTGGATCTTTTCCAGCCTTGGCCAGTTCCATTCGTTTTTTAGCTTCGTCTACTGCTTCCTGAGTTTTGCTTTGTCTTTCTTGTGCAGCCTTTTGTCTCTTTTCAGCTTCTGCAAGTCTAGCTTCAGCAGCTTTCTTTTCTTCGGCTGAACCCGACGCCATAGCCTTGTTACGTGCATCCATAGCTTTTGAATATTCGTCGCTGGCCATTTTCATTTCACTTCGAGCTTTTTCTTTATCGTCTAGAGCTTTGGCTTCTTGAGTAAATGCTGATTTTTGTTGCGCAGAGAAAGTTTTCAACATTTGAATAGGATTACTCATATCAACGGTTGGGCCTTTTTCAGCTTCAAGTTTCTTTTGCCTTGCGTCTTCTTCTTGTTTGTTAAGGCCTCCTACCTTCTCTAGATGTATCTGTCTTTCAGTAAATGATCTTGTATCTTGTTTAACAGCGGCCGCCTGTTGTACTATTCTTCTGTCTCTTTCAGTTTTAGCATTGGCAGCAGCTTGATGCAGTTGAGTTATTTCAGTTTTTCTTTCTTTGGCTGCATCTTCTCGAGCTTTTTTACGGTCTTCGATTTCTTTTTCCATTTCTTTACCAGCATCGGCTAATTTTCCAAGACCCGGAATCTTGCCAATTAACTGTAGCAACCCTGAAAACATACTTAGAGCAGCATCTTTAAAAGATCCAATAAAATCTTTGATTCCATTTGTAAAAAATTCTTTTATACTGGCATATATTGCTTTAAATCCTTCGGGACTAAAATATGTTCTTAACATATCTACAGCAGTACCTATAAATTTAAATGCACCAGTAACTAGTTCGCTTTTGCTGACTATATCGCCAAACCATCTGACAACACTAGCTGTAACGTCTATTACTCCACCTAACAAGAAGCCAAGAGCTTTAAAAGCTGTTCCAAGATAATCAGCGGCTGTAAGAATTATTGTGGTTAATGTGTCGGTGCCGCCTTCTAAGAAACTAAAAGAATCAAACAATCGATTAATTGGACCTATTAAGAAGCCAATGCCTTCCATTAGTCCTTCAAAGATCATAACGGTTCCACGAACAATTGCAGCCAATGGAGGAAATACAGCGTTTAATATTCCATCAATAAACTGTACTGTACCACCAAGTCCGCTACCAGGACCAAGTGCTGCGGACACAGCATCAATCGCTGGCATCAATAATGTTCCAAGTCCAGAGGCTATTTTAGTTGCTATAGCAAACACCGCTTGTAGTGCAGGAACTACTGCATTTACAATAATAGGTACAATATAATTTGTGAACACCGGAACAACAGTTGACATTAACAAATTAGCCAACGAACTAAAAACTGTCATTAGTCCATCTAGTGCTCCACTATTAGCCAATGCCATTTGAAAATTGTTTGAGAATTCTGCAAGCCGTTGTTTAGCTTTGGTTAAATTTTCTGCAAGATTTGCGTTTTTCGTAGCATTAGCCTGTTCACCAATAGCCTGACTATATCCATCTACTTTTTGTGAAGCAAGATTAGCCATACCAACGAAAGTTTTACCGGCTTGTTCGTCGTAGAGTCCTCTGGCTTTGTTACGCTTCACACTTTCTTGAGCTTCAAGAATAGCACTATTTTTTGCCTGATTAAGCGCATCTTGATTAATTTTTCCGCCGGCCTGAAGAGTACGACCAAATTCCATAGTACGTTGAGCTACACCTGGTAGCATACTTTGTAGTTGAATAGCTTCTTCAGTTGTAGTATTACCTGTGGCAATCATATCAGCAATAGCTGCCTGCTGCTCTTTAGGAAAACTAGTGATGTAGGCCATCATTTGTTTTTGCTGATCAGCATCTAATCCTGCCATAGCTGCACGAACTTTAGCATCAGACATTAATGCTGCTTGTTCTTGTTCTTTTTGTTCTCTGCTTACACCAGTAATTTTTGCCAACGCATCTAATTCTTTTAAGTAAGCGCCTGAACTGGCTACAATCTGTTGTGTGCTCATTCCTTGCAGAGCACCAGTTCTACCTATAATATTAATGTACTTGGCCATACCGCCATTAATCTGTTCAGTGGTATAACCTAATCTTTGTAGCTCTGAACCAACTCCACTGCTTTGAATATCTTTGGCAAGATTTGCAAATTGTTTAGCGCCAGCTTCAGTTGTGCCTCCTAAGAACATCAAACTTTCACCGTTGGCTGCAATGAGTCCTGCAAACTTATCTAAAGTCATACCGGCGCCGCCGGCCGCACGACTCATCTCTTGTACACTACCTCCAAATGTTGCACCTATGCTAGCTGACTTTTGATAAGCAGCTACAACATTCTCAGATGCTGCTGCTACAGCTCCAAACACTCCTGCTAGTAATCCGCCAACTACAGGAATGTGTCTCATTGTGGCTGCTGCATTTTGCGTACTGTCACCAACATTAGCCATTTCCTGGATTAAATTGGTCATACCTTCTGCGGCACTCATAGCTACCTTGCCTAGGGTAAATGCTGCACCAGCTGCCATCACTGCACCGCCTGCCATCTTACCTATACCGCCTGCGGCCATACCTGCACCACGGCCCAGTACATTCATTCCTACGCCAGCAACCTTACCGGCATTTGTTAATAAATTAAGTCCTTTGCTGGCTCCTTTGGCCTGTAAATTAAATTGCTCTAAGCCTCCACCTCCACCTCCTGGCGGTGGTGGAGCTCCTTTACCAGCATTGTTTTTTTGATCTTTGGCATTTTTATTATTGTCTTTTTGGGTGCCTTTTAGAACATCAAGTATTTCCAGCAGGGTAGTTTCCGTGGCGGCATTTTTGGCTTCTATTAAACCTATACCCGGAATATCAATTTCTACTTTTTCAGCCATTTAATTTTTCCCAGAAAACTGCGCATATAAATACAAATGCCATACAGTGACGATATTGTATTTATTGGAGATAAAAATTGTGGATCAAAACAATCAACAAAAAAAGTCTAATCCCCTAAGTCAATGGTTTAGACAACCTAAGATTTTTGTAAAATTGCCTAGCAACGGTGATTACTATCCTAACGGTGCGTTAGATAAAAGTGCCACAGGAGAGTACGCTGTATACGCAATGACCGCAAAAGATGAGTTGATGTTCAAAACTCCGGATGCATTACTCAGCGGACAAAGTACTGTTGAAGTTATTAAGAGCTGTATTCCTGCTATTCAAGACCCTTGGCAAATGCCTAGTTTAGATATCGATGCTGCGTTAATTGCAATTCGAGTTGCTACCTACGGTGAGAATATGGGCGTTGAAGCAAACTGCCCTCACTGTGGTGAAGAAAACGATTATGACATAGATCTAGTACATTGGTTAGATCAAATTAATTCTTGGAAATTTGTTCCTGAAGTTGACTTTAATCCGTTGACTATATTTGTACGTCCTTATACATATAGAGAACTTAGTCAAACTAGTTTAAAGACTCTTGAACATCAACGTATCTTTAATGTAATTAACAACGAAGAATTATCAGACGAACAAAAAATTGAGAAATTTGGACAAAGTTTTGTCAAGCTAACTTCTTTGACTGTAGACATCATTGCTGGCTGTGTGTCAAAAATATCAACTCCGGACGGAGACGTTACAGATCCTGCGTTTATTAAAGAGTACATTGCCAACGCTCCAAAAGATGTATTTGAAAAAATCAGTAATCACGTTACTGAAATGAAACAGAATATTGAACTGCCAGTTCAACACGTTGCCTGTAATAGTTGCTCTAAAGAATTTGATATGCCAGTGACTATGGATCAATCAAATTTTTTCGGAGTAGGATCCTGAGCTCCTCGCATTCAGAGATCTTAGAATATTCTAAACGTTTAGACAAAGACAGCCGAGAAATTAAAAAAGAAGCACTTAAAATCTGCTGGTATATGCGAGGTATGAGTTACTCCGAAGCTATGAATCTCAGCTTCGAAGAGCGTAGCATTGTTGGTGAAATTATTAAAGACAACTTAGAAACAACTAAAAAATCAGGACTGCCGTTCTTTTAAATTTTAGATATTTGATTTTTTAACATATCTAACAGTTGTTGTTGTGATGGTGAAATTTTTTCTTGATCAACTGCATTTAAAATTGTAATCACTTCTTGTTTATTATGCACGTCAATCTTTACTGGAGAAACAGCAGTTTTTTTCTGTGAAGATGAAGTAGGTGGAGAATCTTTCCCCCACCTACTTGGTGTAAATGCTTTGTCTACCGCATCAGCACCTTTGTTCCAATTTTGTCTAATAGAATCAATTGGACCTTCTGAAATAAGTTCGTTGAATCTCATTTTTTTCTAAACAAACTTATTTCGCCTCTAGAAAACGCTTCGGCAACCATACGCTGCTTATAACGCTCAACTGAGTCGGTAAAGTTGCCCATCATACGTTCACGATCTGCATCTAATTCAGCCTGGCTTTGACCTTGCGGTTGCTGCTTGCCAAGACGTTTTTCACGCTTACGTACAGCATTAGGAGTCATACTTACTTGCCCTTTAACTTTACCACCTGTACGTTTTGGAGCAGGTTGACCTGCCGGTGTTGGTTCAGCTGCTGGTGCTGTTTGAGGTTCTGCTGCTGGTGCTGCTTGAGGTTCAGCTGCTGGTGCTGCATTTGGATTACCAGGCTTGGCTTTATTTGTTTTACTAACAGGAGCATTAGCCATTGTGTTAGCAGGCTTGCCGCCTAATTGATTAGCCATAGATCCCATTGCTCCTGCTCCAGCACCTGCTGGTTCTTCCCCAGGAGCTGCAACTTTTTCAGGTGCTCCACCTGCTGCTGGTGCTGCTTGAGGTTCTGCTGCTGGTGCTCCACCTGCTGCTGGTGCTGCTGGTGCTGCTGGTTTTCCGCCTGCTGGTGCTCCTCCTGCTGCTGGTGCTGCCATTGACTTCTGTAACAACTGTAAAATTCGTTGCTTACCTTTCTTGTCTAGCTTGTCAATGTTAGCTTTAACTTGAGCATACATTGTCTGCCCTGCTGCTGATTGATCTTGTCCTGCGGTAGCTGCGGCTGTTTTGTCCGCGGCAACTTTGGCAGCACCTTGTAAAGGTTTGGCGGCTGCTGTACCTGCTGGGCCTGCTTTATTCACATCGCCTGCTGCTGGCTGTGCAGTTGGGCCACCTACTGGTTCTGCTGCTCCTGCTGCTGGTTTTGCAGCTGGTGCTGCCGCAGGTTCTTCTGCATCAGGAGCGGCATATTGTTTTGATAAAGGAGCATTTGGATCAGGATCTCCTGCTACTGTGGCTTTACCACTTTGATAGCCTTTCTTAAGAGCACGCCCCATTCCTACTACGCCTCCAGCGACTGCACCGACACCTTTGGCTAGTCCGCCTACAGCTTTGCCAACTGCTTGTCCAAATGGACCTTCGTCTAGCTGCTCAGGTTGTTGTGATTCTGTTAATAGTTCATTGATTCTCATTTTATGCAGTTCCTAATTGTTTTTGTAGGTAGGCCATAAGTTGCTTTTGGCTCTTCTTGTCTAGTCCTTGTAAATCAGTTTTAACTTGAGCATACAAGGTTGCGGCTTTCTTTGGATCTTCAGCAGGAGCAGCACCTGTGTCAATTTTCATTGATTGAAAAGTTTGTTTAATTACTTGATCGCTAATACCCTGAGCTGCTAAAAACTTTTCAAGTTCAGCACTGTCAGTTGGCGATCCTGCCTTTTCCCAGGCTGAATTTAATTTGTCAGCAGTAATTTTTGTTGTTAGATTAGTGGCTTTCTTGCCTACCCAGTCTCCAGCTTTCTTAAGCCAGTCAGATGGACCTTCGTTGAGTTGTTCAATACGATTGAATAGAACGTAGACTTGCCCTTCACTTAGTGGACGAGTTTGACGATAAACACTTTCTTTTTTATTTTTAGAATTTCCCGTGGCCGCTGTGGCCGCGCCCTGTGCAACATCTGCCATTTTGCCAAAGAAGTTTTTCATTTCTTCTGCACCGGATTTCATTAGTTGTGCTTTATCTATGTCGTTGGCAATACTATTAAGATAATCTATATTTGCAAGTTTATCAGTCAAATTTTCTACAGCTTCAAATCCCAGCTGAGCTTGTCGATAGTCCCCAGCTTTCCAAGCGCCAACGGCATCTTTCCAAAGATCTCTAATGTCTGCTACATCTGCTGAACGACCATATAATTCTCCAGTAGCAAATGATCCAAATCTGTCGCCAAATTCACCGCCTATTTCATCAATAGTAGCTCTATAATTGGCTCTAACAATATCTTTACCAATGTCATTGGCCTGTGCAATAACAGGATCAGCTAGAGCATTACCAATAAACTCAACGGCCTTGCCTGTTAACCAACCAAATGCCGCTGCTTTAACACCTTTGCCTACTGCTGTTGAAAGTTTTTCGCCTTTCAACAATTCTGCGGCACCTTTTAAAACTTGACCAGCAATAGCACCGCCAACTGGTCCGCCTGCCATAGAAGCAAGTGTAGTTAATAGTCCAATAATAGCTGCGGTCTTTCCTGGATTTTCTTTTGCCCACTCACCAATGCTTGAAAGTTGTTGAGCAAGTTTAGGAAACTTTGTTGATACTTTACCTTTGAGCTGTTCAAACTTTTGATCAAATGCCTGTACAGGAGTTGTATTCTGTAACCAAGTACCAAATTTATTAATTGCATTGTTGGCTTCTTTGGCAACATCCACACCAAGTCCTAGCCCAGTTCTGTTGTCACCACCAGCTGTTGCAGCCTTTTCAATCTCACCAAATAGCTGCTGTATCTGTTGAGGTGCAAGACTAGCTTCAACCAAAGGCATTAGATCATTGTAGATTCCTTCTACAATTATTTGTTGCTCAGTAGTTAACCCATCACAGCTTTCTCGAAGTATTCTACGACTTTCAAGAACGTGATATTCCATTAATGTTGCTATTCTCATTTAAGATCCAAGATATATTTGTTATTTATTACAGCTATGAGCTAAAGCTCATATTCGTTTTCGCTTAACGCTCAACGAATTTCTTTTCTTTTAACAGTAGAATATAACTGCGAAGCAGTTTAAATATTATCTAGATTGTTCAGTCACACTTAGCCCTTGCGGGCTAAAAATGAACATTATCTGAGTTGCACAATGGTCACTTAGCGTTACAGCATTACTAAGGCGGTCGTCCGGTACCTTTAGCTGCGTCTTAATACGACGGCGGGTCTGCAAATATACGCTAACATACTTACAGCCGTGGATTCTTCATCCTCTTTTAGCCTTGATTAACACTTTCTTGTACAGTAAACCGGTTCTATAGGCATATCCGATCGTGGTCCTGTTAAGGATACTACTGTTACAACCCCTCTACCAATTAGGGAATTCCGTTGACTGCGATCCGAGATCCAGCTTTAAGGGCACTCTAACAACGCCGGTGCGAGCTTATTTGGCAGTCTTTTGCCTGGATTTATTGAGCCTAATTGTGCCTTGCGGCTGTGTCTGTCTATTATATTTTAGGTTTTTTGAGGATGTGTGAGCCGTGAACTCGAACCTGTATGTGACCGTTGTACCAGTCAGTAGATTCTAGAACTTTGTGTTTGAATTGTTCTCTTGCCTCGATGTAGCTGCATTCTGACTTGTTTTTGCAGTAAAATAGAATTTCTCTGGTGAAGTTTTCTTTGCCTAACTTGTTAACGTCTGCGGTTAACGCATCGCTAGAACCGTAATAGTCCTTCCAATCGCTTTCAATTTTGCCTCTAATCTTCTTTTTCTTCTTCTTGCCGTTTTTTAGTGTGACTGTTTTGTATGTTGTTTTAGCGAATTTTGCTAGTTTTTTGCCTATGTACTTGCGTCCAGAGATGTTGTTTGTAATAAGATATACGAATCCGATATACTCTTCTGAGATTTCTTCAACAATTTTTTTCTTATACAACCAAGTCATCCCTTATGTATCTTATGGGGCCTTCCTACCATGCCTTTTCTGGCTAGTTTGCGTTCTTCACGTTTAGCCTGTATTTCTACTCGCCTTGTGCTTGCCTCGTTGCGTATTTCTGATAGCCAATATCGTGCCTTAATGCCTGCTTCGTCTGAGCCTTTGTACTCAAAGCGATCCTGCCATTTAAAATATTCCTGGAACGCTTTGATCATTCGATCGTGTGCTTCTGTTGTCAAGCAACAATCTCCACATCATTTGAATAACTTGTGAATCCGTTCTCTTTAATAACCTTGAGTACGTGGTTAACACGACTAGTTAAGTCATCTCTATGACTAATTAAGAACACATTTTTATTGCGTTCACGAGTCATCTTCTTAAGAACTGCAATGCTTGATTCAACACCTGATGCATCCATACCACTATCCACTAGTTCATCAATAAACAATAGATTGATAGCCTGATATAAATTTTCCCACACGTCACGGAACGCCCACGACATAGACAAAATAAGTCTATTGCGTTCACCACGGCTTAAATTATCAAAATCTAAGTCCTGTCCTAGTTGTGTAATCAACACACTTAGGTCATTTTGAAATTCTACAATGTGCGGTAGACCAATTCGATCTAGATAATAGGTCAGTCGCTGATTTAGATAGGCCAAGTTTTGATCAATAATACGTTTACGAATAAACGAATCTTTGTTAGTCAGCAATTTGTGTAAGAATTCTTGGTGATCTTTAACTCGAACTAGTACGTTTACGTGTTCATAGTCGATTTCTTGAACCGCGGTCTTCTTTAGTTCTTCAATTTGTTCGATATAAGGATTAGTTTCAGCAGCCTTAACTTCTAGATCACGTTCTAAACTGCTGAGTGTGTTCTTATGATTAAGAGCCTGTTCTAGATTATCATAGATTACTGTAGGTATATTGCCTAACTCTCCTAGTTCTTTAAGAGCAGTAGTATGTTCAATCCACTGTGTATTGGTTGCTAACGCCTGAAGTGCTGCTTCTTGTAGTTCTTTGCGTTTCTTTTCTAACAGTGCAATTTGTTTGTCGTCGTGAAATCCTTGACCACAACTGTGGCAAGTGTGATTTTCTAAACTGGCAATTTCAGTTTTTAGTGTTGCAATTAATTTATTTTCTCTAACTTCGTCTAATTCACAACGTTTGATCCAGCTGTTAAGATCGTTAATAGATTTGCGTTTAGCATTGTAAGCATCTAATGCTCTGTGGTTGGCAATTTCAACATCAATGTCGATGTCTAACAATTGTTCAATAGCTTTGGCTAGATTTGTAACACTGACTTCGTTTTGCTCGGTCCACAGCTTTGCCTTACGTTCCAACGAATCAATACTCTGTTGAATTCTATCATTGCTGGCTTTGATAGTTTCAATTTTTGTATTTTCTGTAGCAATACTGTCTTTGCTATTTTTAATTTGTTCTTTTAGTGCTTCGGCTTTTTCACTTAATTGTGTAATGCCCAACAACTGTTCAATGATAGCACGTTGATCAGCAGCCTTCATTGACAAGAAAGGTTCAGTATAGGTATTCAACGCAACTAGATGTTTGAACATATCGTGACTCATACCAAAAACTTCTTCAATGGCCTTTTGAGTCTCACGACTGTCTCCTTGCGCTTCGTCAGTTTCTTGTGCAGATTGTTCGTGACCGTTGACACTGAACTTTAG